CTAAGAAGTCGAAGCGTTTCCACCACTTCCGATCGGTAAGAATTTTGAAATGAAGGGAATCCGGATCTTGTCTTTCAGAATAAGAATCAGTACGAAAACCAACACAATTCCAGCAACAACGATAATAACAAACCAACCGAGACTTTGAAGTCCGTCACCCCACCCGGCTTCACGTTGAAGAGACGCGTTTTCTTTCTGAATCTTCTTTTCTCCTTTGATTGCAGCCCGTGCGTTCTTGTCTCCCGCTTCGATGGAATCGGCGGCGGCTTTCAAGAGGATGGCAACTTTCTTTTCACCCTTCTTTTCTTGGTCCTTTGCTTCCGTACGTAAGATAGTAGGCATTCCCACGGAATCCGGAGTTTGAGCAACCGTTATGCAAGAGTTTAAAGGAAAGATATAGAAAAGAAACAAAACGAAAAACAAAACTCGACTCATTGGAATTCCTCCGTTTTTTCTTCTCTTTCACCTTTTGGTTTTGTATGTCCAAGCCCGGATCTTTCGAAAATTCCTTTTACGATTTTGTTATAGAGTAGAATCGTCGCAAGGTAACAAACGAAAAGCCGGATTGCTTGATAGGCCGCAAGTGCCCACCCTGGAAGAACTTTGCAAATCTCTTCCTTAACTCCATCGAAAGAAACGCAGTACGTAAACACTTCCGGACTCGTAAACCAATAGAAGATATTATACGGAATGGCGATTAACGTAGCGACGATGAACACAACGAGTCTCTTGTTTTTAAGGAAGATATAATGAGGAAAATTCCGAAACAGTACTTGTGAAACTGTCAAAACAAGACCCATGTAAAGCCCGTTGAGAAGCACGGTTGGAAGAAGCTCAATAATAGATTCGATCATGTGCAACCTTCCTTATAACAGCCCTTTGGATTTTAGGAACTTTTCCGGATCGGTCTCTTTTTTCCAATCCTGTGCTTTCTCATCCCAAGGCCAAACTTCGAAATGAAGATGGGCACCTAAGCTGTATCCATAGTTCCCGGATTTTCCGATCAGATCACCGGCGCTAACTTTATCGCCTTTCTTAACTTTTGCGTCCGTGTGTTTAAACTTATAAAGGTTTTTTGAGTGAACGCCAACAGCGAGAACGAATGGAGTCCATGCGCGGTCCTCTGGAACTTCGCCCGATTTTACTAAATTAACCCAGGTGTTTTTTTCCCAGCGGAACTTAACGGGAAATTTTCGATCCCTTCCAAGAACGGTTTTAATCACAAGGTCTTCCGGAGCGAGAACATCGTTATAACCTCCGAGATCGATACCTAAATGAAATTGCCTGGATTTCTTTCCGTCGATGTTTAAGTATCTCCATCCATAACGTGAAGTAATATGAGGATTCAAAACCGGCAAACGAAAGATAGGATCTCGCTGAACTGGAATGTTAGAAAGTGAATCGAACGCTTCTTCTTTCGAGATTTTCTTCGTGTTTGCTACTGCCGCCGAAGATTCGTTCCAGTAATTTTGATTTGTTTGAATTTCCCTTTGACTCAAAAACCTCCGAATCAGTGGAAGTAGAAAATTAAGGATTTGTAAAATCATTTTGGGGTTCCTCCGTTTTGAAACTTTGAATGGATTTTGTGGAGGAGTTCTTTTTGTTCGTCAAACTTCTCATCGAACTTGGTGTCCAGTTTTTCGATTCGAGTTTCGATCATATCTAACCGCCTATCGGTCGTGGAAGCCGTTTGTCGAAGTAAGGCGATTTCCAATGTATGCGATTTTTCTAATTCCATTATCCGATCCGAGAGACGATCTGTTTTAATACGTTCTTGGGACAAAAGATTTTTACATTCTTCTTTTACTTCTTTGATTTTCATTTCAGTGAATTCTCTTTGCTCATCACGAAATTTTAATATTTGAGCTTTTACTTCCTTTCTGATCAGAAACCAAAGGAATACGGACAACGGAGAAAAGAGAGGCAGATATTTAAGAATCTCATCCATCCGGGATGGTATCCTATAATAGTTCGATAGAGACAATTTTAGAAAAGTTTGATGTCTCCTAAGTCGCTTCTTTTCTGGCTTTGATCCTTTTCTCTAATTTCTCATAATATAGCCCGATTCGCGCAGTCTTTAGAAAGTCTGGAAGGTTTTCAAACTTACCTGGACGCCAACCTTTCTTGAACATATCTTCGCAGTGGTTCATCCAAAGGTCTTCTGTTTTCGCCATTCGGACCGCTTCGGACTCCGGCGAATCAAATTGTTTTTTGCAATGTGGACATTCGATTTTATGATCCATCTCAACTCTCAAAATTCAATTCAAGCTGTGTTCTTGTTTCAGCCATTTGGATTTTACGTTGCGCTTTATTGAAATATTCTTTATCCCTTTCCATTCCGATAAAATTTCTTCCAAGTTCGGTCGCCGCGATTCCGGTTGTTCCGTGTCCCATGCAGTTATCGAGAACTGTGTCTCCTGGATTAGAATAAGTTCTTATAAGATAACGAAGTAGCTTTAGGGGTTTTTGCGTTGGGTGCATTCCGATTTCTGACTCGGAAGGAAAACACAGAACTGAATCCGGGTATCTTGATCCATCATCCAGATATTGATAATTTTCACTTTTCTCACCGCGAATCGTAAAGACCGTCGATTGATTTCCGTTGCCGAGTGTCTTACCTTTTCTTTTGTAACGCTCATCTATTACGTACTTGATTGGATTGTAAACCGGTTGCTTTCCATAGAAAATAAGAATGTTTTCATGACTCTTATTCGGTCTCGATTTTGCGTTTAGGAAACCGCTCGCCTTCGTCTTATACCAAATCAATTCATATCGAAAATTCTTTGGGTTACTGTTGATTAGGTAATTGGTGAAAGGCTGGCTTCCTGTAAGAATGATCGGGGTTCTCTCTTTGGAGATTCGTTCGTATTCCGGCCAGAGCTTTTCCATCGGGATAATTACATCCCAGGAACAGTCTGTTGTTCCGTAAGGAAGATCGCAAAGGATTAGATCCACTGACGAATCTGGGATTTTTGGAAGATTCTCTAAACAGTCGCCATAATATAGATGATGTGTTGCCATAAGGCTAAACAAAAATGTAGCCCTTTTGGACAAAATCGAAATCCTCCGAAGAAGTCCAATAAGTCTGTTAAGTCGACTCATTTGAAAATCTCAACGTATTCGAATCGAACAACCCAAAGCAAGACCGCACTTCGTTTCCAGTCGTCAAAGTATTCCTTTAAATTCTTATCTTTGTAAACTCCGGTTTTTAGATGCGAGTTTCTATCTAAATACTGGAACCCTTCTTTCTCATAATCCTCGTCTGGCATAAGGAAGGTATTTTCCTGATAAGGAGTTTCGATTAAGCGAATAACTCCAATCGATTTACCTTGAAATCGCGGGGAACGATTCCATCCTTGAACCACTTCATTTTTTTTGAATCTTTTGGCGTAATCATCTTTCCAATTCCTTCGGGTAACGCTTTTTTCCTGCGCAATAAATGCGGGGGTTGTATTGGCAAATGAAATGATCTTCATGCAAGGATTTCCTTCATCTCAGTTTGTCCCTTAATAAATCGACCTCTCTTGCCATTCTAAGCAATGCCTTCGCCATGACTCGGTCTTTGAATTCACCTTTGTAACCGATAGCATCTGAAACATACGTTTGTAAATCGATTCGTTCCGGTTCGGAACGAAACCACGAGGTAACAAACATTATGCAATCTACGATAGCTCGCGTAATTACTGCGATTAGGAACCAACCAAAAATTGTGATCCAAAACGTATAAAATAAAATTCCCGTTATCAACTCTATATCATCATTCATTTTTGTTACGTACCTCTCCTATTATATAATATTTAAAACGGAACATCGCTATCTTTCGCCGCGGGATGATCTAAAGTCCGATTGTAACTATCCGCTTTTTTTTGCATCTTTGCATATTGATAGACGTCTTGTAATTTTGGAAATTCCCCTAAAGTTTTGAGTTTGATTTTTTTGTAATAACAAGCGAAGTAGAAATCTTGTTCTGTGAAATCCGTGTCGTGCATCTTATTGAAAAGTTTTAATTCCTCTGCTTCTGCTTTTTCATATTCATCACATTCTCGGTTTGCGCGGCATGGAAGGCATTCTCCATCAATGAAGTCATTATCAAATCCATCCGTATATTCTTCTTCGCAAACACGACATTGCATATTATACTTTCCTAAATATACAAATTGCTCTGACTCTGTGGTTCGTTGAAATAGAAAGATAAATTTTACCTTCAAGAATCCATTTATCTCCCGCGTACTGAGGCACTACTTGATCCAGCCATACGAGATGTCCTCCTGTTTCGAGTGCTTTCCAGACTTCCGCCAAAACCTTCCCTCGACTAACCATTAGAAAACCGTAATGATTTGCGTCCTCTTTTGTATAAGGGGGATCCGCCAAGATTAAATCAAGAGGATGACCCAAAATAGCGCGAACATAGGAAGAAAGAAGCTCCGCATCGCCCACGATTTCGGGCTTCAAGTCTGGATTTTTGTCCATACGAATATAAGGACCGGGTGGAGTTTTGCCGCTGAATAGGTGGAGAACTCTGCTTTTGTCCGGAAACATGGGAAGGAGTCTTTTTAAATATTGCTCCGGATAAGCGCCGTGGTAATCCGAAGTGTTTTTGTAATTTTGTCCAAGTTCCCATTCACCATAGAGTCGCTCCTTGAAAATGTGTAAGGGCGCGTAGTTCGGAAAAGATTTGTTATAAAGTTTTGCTCGGCCCTGAATGTTAAGAGAAGTGATTTCAGAAATCATGAAGTTGACTCCGATTTGAAATCCGCGACGGCTGTGGTTCTACAACCTCCGGCGTGATAGGGAGGCATTTTGTTTCTTAGGAAACTCGTGATTTCATCACCGGATTTAGAAGCAATGTCCAGCTGTCTCAGTTCTGACTCGGAAGGATTTTGCCGATCTTTCCAGAAGTTGTCTCGGGTTGGATCATCCGCTAAAAATTCACGAACGTATTGAACGCAAGTTTGAACTTCGATCGTTTTTCCGTTCATTTCTCGACAAATGTAAGATGTGTGATCATCCATCACTGCCACGATTTCGAGACGTTTGATTCCGATTTGTTCAAATCTTTCAGTCCGAGAAAAATTCCGGGATCTGAGAATCTGCCCCCTTACGATATCGCCTAACTTTTTTCTAAGTTTGGCTTTCGGAGCTTCGCCTTCTTTTTCCTTGCCGGGCTTCTCCTTCGACTCGGGTCCAAGCAGTTCATCTTGAAGTTTACGAATTGCATCGTCCGTTGAGCCCGTTTCAACTGCCTTCCTGATCGCGTCTTCAATTTTGTTTATATCATCTTTGCGATCAAACTGCTTTCCAACATCGAATTTGTATCCTTTATCAAAAAAATCTAATATGTCTTTGTTTGCTTGAACTTTAGGAGGATTTGTTTTCGCACCAGGGTTCTTCGTATCCTGTCCCGCATCCCAGGCTTTTGAGATAGTTTCCCTCCACGCTTTAGCCGTTTCTTCCGGAAATTTTTGTCCAAGCTCTTTTTCTAACGCATCCCAAATCGAATTGATCGCATCCGTCTTCTCAATTCCCTTTTTTGAAATTTGATTGAGGACTTCTTTGACTCTATCTTCGTAAGAGGAAAAGAAATGAGAAACAAAGGCGTCCTCGATCGAAGCATACACCTCTTTTTCTTTATCTGTCCAAGCGCCAAGTTCTACAAGAGTGTCGAGGTCTCCGCAAACGTGTGAAGTTTGTTCAAACTGTCTATTCATTAGGAGTTTTTTTTTACTCCCTAAATCCGGGCTTTCGGAGAAACCAAAGCCAGTGCCGCCTTGAGTTTCTAATTTATCGGGATCAAACCACTTGTCACGTCCTAAGAGTTTTGCTCCGTCATCGGGACTAATCGCTCCGCTCTTTACCATAGAAAGAACAAGTTGGAATTCCTGATTCTTTACTTGCTCTTCCGTTAGTTTTGCTTGAGCGTCTGCGAGAGGGTCTAAGGAGATTGATTTTTTCCAACTTGCGTCTATTGACTGAAAACGATTTCCTTTGAGTAACTGATCAAGTGTAATCGCGCGGATGAGAAGTTGAATTACTGGATACGCATAGTTTCCAAGTTTTAAAAGAAAAAATTTCCCTGCGACTTTTATATATGTCTCTGTTACTGCATAAGACCTTCCAAGTAAAGATAGATCAATATCTGCTCCAGATGAAATCTGTTCTTCGATGTAACGAGAGATCGCCTCGAAGCCGCCTGTTTTGGACGCGTCAGTCAATGTGTGGTGATCGACAGTCGTATCGTCGTACGTTGCAAGAAAACCGGATTGAGAATTTTTTTCAAAGGATGCTTTCGCACCTTGTAAAAATTCCTTCTGTTGGTTTTCATAAGTCTTTGCATCTGTGCCGGGTAAGAGTCGAGGTCTTTTGAATTTCGCAATGATAAATCCTAAGAGTCCCCACTTGTTCAGGGTCTTATCGATATTGTCTTGAGTCTTAAACTGAGAATTGATCCAACGGATAGCGGAAAGAAAAGGAGGAATCGCGTATGGAGAATCCTCTTCTCGCTCGATCGCTTCGTAGATGTACTGCTCTTCGTTGAGTCGAATATAACCGAACTTTCCCTTTTCGTAAGGAACAAAACGAACGATATTGTTTTCGTCCAATTGCTTTTTAAATCTAACGTTCTCAACAGGGATCAGACGAATCTCTGCTACGGAATCAAGGTTTAAAGACGGAACAATCTCAGCAGATAAAGCGCCGGTTGTCAGAACTTGCCTGAGCAAATGGTTTGTGATTCCAGGATGTTTTTTGAAAAAAGAATCAATGTCCGCTTGGATTTTCTTTTTGCCGCTTTCATCGGAGTCTATCTTCCATTCAATTCCGGAATTTCCAAGAGTAAGCGATCTTTTTACCGCTTGAGAAAGATCCGGGAAAGCGATCACGAGCTTTTTGATCAGAGGGATAGATTCTAAAGGAAATGATGGATTTACATCTTGAACAAAAGATTCAGTCTCTTGCCGAAAGTCTTTCAGGTTCTTGGAGCTTCCGGCAAACTCCATAAATGAGGAAGTGCCTAAAAAATAATGAGTTAATCTTTTCCAAAAATTCATTATGCAAACCCTCCGTATCCGGAACCGCCGGATCCTGTTCCCGAGGTTTCATAAGCAATTCTTAATGAATTGAGAGCCATTCCATAATGGTTCGGGACTCCTTTCTTAAACGACCAGAGTGGTTTTCCATTCTCATCTTCTCCTTTCTCTCGGACAAGCATGGTAAGATGGAACTTAAATTCTTCGTATGCTTTGAGGTCTGACTCAGAAAGTAAATTAGGATTCGGGAATATAAAAAGTCCGTTCTTTATTGCGTCCACTGTGTCTTGAAGAGAGTCGTCTCGGTTTACATTGATAACACCGACTTCATTCGCACCGAGAACCACCTCTGAGTTTTCACGGAACTTCTTTGTGAAGTATTGGATTTTCAAATTCTCGGGGAAACGTAGAGCCATTCTCAAAGACCAGTTTCGGTTCGGCAAAGCGTCGATGATACCATCCAGAACGCTAAACCTAGTGATATGTTCCGCATAACGTTCTTCTTCCAGTATGCTTATCTTGTGAAGCCCGATAATTCGGATTTTTCCGTCCAATGTCGGTTCCCCGAAAACCTCATGAACCGTGTCTCCTTGATCCGCGCCATGGTAAGTAAAATATGGAGAATGATCTTTAAGCCCTTGATCCCCCTCCCATTTGCAGATTTCATCGATTTGTAAAGGTTGTTCTTCGTCAGAACTATAGGGCCATCCGATTATGGAGATTGTTAGATTCTTTCGCTTTGCGCTAGTAACTGCATCTAAGAGTTTGCTGTACACAAAGAACGGTGTTTTTGGAGTGAATAATTGTGAACATTGGTAGCCGCGACGATTTGATTTTATTTTCGCTACGTATTCCCCTTTCTGATTGTCCAGTTTTTTTCCGCACTTCTTGTTTTCACATGCGTAAAATACGTTCGTCGGACTCGGATTCTTCAATGCATCTTTACCAGAAAATCCGAATATACTGATTGGATCTTTCAACCAGCGCTCAACCAAATTTGTTTGACGTCCACACGAAGGGCATTTGAGGAAACGAAACCTTTGATCAGTTCGCAGGAAATCTGCATGGATCCCCATATTCGGAAATGAAGGTTGAGACCCTCTCATGATCCAGTTTAATGCCGAAGCCAAGAGACGATCGGCAACAAATTCGATATTTTCTTCGTCATGTTCATCGACCTCGTCTAACATTACAATATCGAGATCGATTGTTTTAGTTCCTCTTTTTGTCCAAGTGCCGCGAAACGCGAGGGTTGCGTCTCCGAATTTTTTGATTCTCGTATTGTTCACATAGGCTTCGTCTAACTCGGATTTGAGAATCGGACATTGAGAGGAAAAGAACGGATCAACCCTATCCTGGACAAAGTCTTTCATCGATGTGTCGTCCGGAAAAAAAATACCACCCTTCAAATTCGTTTTTCGGATCTTTCTGGCGATACGAGCCAAAGCCCAAAGGGAGTATCCGATTTGTCCCGGTTTAATAAACGTAATATCCTCGTGATCTTGTGATTCTCTTGAAATATCTTTCCAAAAAGAATATCCTTCAAAGCTATATGGGACCAGTCCCTCTTTTCCTTTTACATATACGTTATGCAAAAGGAATTCTTCTAAAGATGTCCTATGATTGGGAGATTGGGTGATGTTATCAAGAGCTTGAAAGAACTGATCTTGAGCGTTTGATTTCTGTTTAGTCTTCGCCATCAGTTAGCTCCGGTAGGAATGCGATATCGATATCCCTCATCGTTGAAACTTCTCTTTTGATATTTGCGATGTACTGAGATAAAACTTCTGGGTTTGATTGAAAAAACTTATTCAATTTCGGAGTACTTTTGATTGCTCGGTGAACACCACGAGCTACTTCAACGGGTTCGATTCTATCCTTTTCTTTTTCGAGCATTCGCTCGATGTCGTTCATGAGTCCGCGAAAAGTATTTAACGCACCTTCACCGGATTTGAATTCAACCGTCAAGTTCCCTTGTTTATCGAAAATCTGACTTTTGAGAGCTTTGAATGTTCGAACCGTATTTACGCGGAGTGTTGTAAGGCTGATCTCCGCATCTTTTAAGGCTTCGTTTCTTGCGTTTGAGAGCGCTTTTTCGCGATCTTGTTCCGGCGTAGTCCCAGTCGTCTCGTCGATTTCGGACAACCAATTTCGGATCGTGTTCGCAGTGAGCTTCGGATGTTCTGGTTTCAGAGCGCTTGCAATTTGTTCCGGGTTATAACCGGATATTACAAAAAGATTATACGCTCTGCGTTTTAGTACTTTAGAATAAGACACAGGGAACCGTATTCCTTTTCGTTGAATGTTTCCAAACAGAAATCTAAGGCTCTGTCCCCTATGTCTTTTCTTTTCACGCGGCTTCTACGTCTGCATCCGCAGAGATTTCGTCTTCGAGCCTTGCAGGCTTGATATACAAACGCTCCTTTTCTTCGTTCAGTTCGACTCCGATCTTCTGATGAGCAACCAGAGGATCTTTTAAGATTGCCTCTTTATTCAATTCCAAACTTACTCGAAGGAACACTTTGGAGAGTCGCAATGTCCAAGTATTGAATAACAATAAAAGACTGTTTTTTGCGAGGATATCTGTTAAGAGTTTCGCTGAGTTTTTAGTCTTTACCGAAGCGGGAGTCTTTCGATAGCTGAGCGTTCCGGAAATGAGTTTGCAGGTTTTCAGATTTTCATCGGGGAACAACTCATCACGGTTCTTTTGTACGAAGTAAGCGATCCCGGAAGTTACGTGATCAATTTTCGCCTGAATCGGATAGAGAGTTTCTTCGAGCTCTGTGCGAATCTGAGAAATCTTTTGATTCGCTTCGTTCACGAGTTTTTCCTTTTCAAGCATCTGTTCACCCATGTATTCGAGTGCGGCTTCAAGTTCAGTTCGGCTTTTGTATACGTTATCCGGAAGATCCATAAGTGGGCGTTGCTCCTCGACTTTTTTAGTCTTAGCCATTGTTTGTTTCTCCTTCCGTTTTTGGAGTTACGTCAACCGCAACGGACTTCGATGTCGATTTGACTACGTCCGCTTTTGGAATTCGTTTCTTACGTGCGACCTTTTTCGGCGCCGCTTTTTTCTTAGCCGTCTTCACGGACTTTTTCTTTGTCTTCTTTTTTGCTGTCATGATTATCCTCCTTTATTCAAAAATCATCATGTGTTTCTGTGAAAATCGTTTTGTCGTACTGATTGGTTTTACCACGAATCCGACCGATCAGTTCGTTCTTTACGATGGCTTCGATTTCAGGAGAAACGTCCCCGTCTCCTTTGATTGCATTTTCGATCGTAACCTTATCCAAATCTTTTTGATAACGCTCTTTGATTCCTTCTCGTATCTGTTTTATGGAAATTTTAAGTCGATCCATAATTCTGAGATAACCATCGGAAAGAAAGTTGCGAACGTGATTTTCTCGGATCGTTGAGTCAGACAAAACCTCTGGGTATGCGAACGCGATTCCAAGAAGAGCATTACGAATTGCTAAAGGAGTTCGATATCTGCATCCTCGAATGAGTAATTCTTTTGTTTTCTCTCCGGTTTTGCCGCGTTCGAATTTGACTTTAAACCCTTCTTCCGCGATCCGAATCAGTTCCAAGCGATCGAGTTGGCTCATCGGAGCTTGAATCGTTCGATATCCGATTTCTGGGCTGGAAAGAATGCTTGAAATACGGGTTTCCGGTTTCATAAACATTAGGATTGAAAAGAGGTGATCGTCTTTTTCATGCGCGATCTCCCAGACTTTTTTTAAGTCGCGGAGTCCGCCGATCCGTAACGCCTGCGCTTCATCGATGATCAAAACGACCTTTCTTCCGACACCTCGGGCCCAGATCAGAAGTTCTCGGAGCTTGAAATATCTTTCGTTTAAGTTTCCCGGAACTTGTTCTCCGGGACGAATCGCTTTGATCATGTGTTTCATCACGAATGCGATCGAAAGACCACCGAGCGAACTCTCCCAAGCCGGTCCTACGTGAACGAGGATGTATTTGTGAGGCTGATTGGAAAAGAATTCAAGAAGACTGTTATACAAGTACGTCTTCCCCATTCCGACCTCTCCCGTAATCGCAAGCCAGGAATTGTTTTTAACAGCTTGATACGATAGCTTGGTGATCTTGTCGGTGTTTCGAGTATTTACAAAATCCGGTTGTTTGGTCAAAAGTGCGTTCATCTCTGTCTTTCCTTACTTTCGAAATACTCACTGATCATCTCCACGAGATCGAGAACCTCTTGTGCGGGAATCGATCCTATTTTGCGTTTGCAGGATTTCAGATTATAGAGAACGATCTTGTCGATTTCCTCATCCGGAATTTCGTCGCTGAATCCAAGTTCCTCAAGAAGCCAATCATACGCGTCGTCCACCGTGGAAAATTCCTGTGGTGGCGCGGGGGTATGGGTCTTCATTTCCAACTTTGGAATATTCAGTTTCCCGTATGGAGTTTCAGGTAGATCCGGAAGAACATCTGAAAGAACAAGAGTTCGTTCCACGGACTTCGCGCCTCTCAGAGCTTTCTTTCGGTTCTTTACTCTCTCAGTTTCACGAAATCCTTTTCTACCACCGAGGTTTTCATACGATCCGGACGTTCTTTCGATCGGTCCTTGGTCATCCAGTAAGAGGTGTTTCCCTTCGCTTGTGGTCGCGATGTAGGAACCGTCGTATCGTTTGTAGATCGAAACTTTTTCCCCACAGCGATCGATCGCGACTTCGTCGGCTGAGTAGCGTAGAAGGTATTTTCTTGCTTCGATCGAAACACATCCGTAGGCGTCAACGTCCCGAATGAGTTCGGACACCATCGCGTCTTTCAAGTTCTGTTTCGTAACAGCGCGGATCGGATGGTTTTGAACAGAGGCGAGCCATTTCGCATAACTTCCGATCTTGTCGTTTCGATGGATTTGATAACGGTAAAGGAGTTCGTTTAACTCGTCGAGATTCGAAATCATTCCCTTTACGATCCGAACTTCACAACTTCGTTTGATTGCGGAAATCCGACTTTCTACTGGACCCTTAGCCTTGGAGTGTCCTGGAAAGTGGGGAATCCATTTGATACCCAATCGATGAAAAAACGGATCGAGTGTTTTGAATGCGGAGTGGCCGTCTGTGTAAAGTATTTCTTGAAGTCCTTGCATCGGAATGTAATCGTCTTCTTTTGGAAGGACGGCTCTTGAAAAGAAGTCCGCCCAGTCTGTTGAATTCTCTCCTCCATGAATTGAATCGCTTCCGATCGCGCTCGGTGCATACGCATACACAAAAAACGCCTTTGAATGAACATCCACCGCGACATAGATATGAATCTTTCGTAATTGAGAGTCTTCCGATCCTTCGTAAATACGCGTTAGTCCCGCTTCCAGATCCGGGCGAACCGCAAGATATTTTTTAGATGGATGCAAATACACCGCGTTCAGCGGAGAGGCGTCGATCATCCACGCACGATTTGCGTACGGCTCCGACCAAGTGATCGATGCCAAGGGCTGTTTCACTTGACGTCTTGCGAGTCCCTTGTCTCGTAACCATCTCCCGAGTTTGTGCCTATCCCAAACGCCAACGCGGATCTTTCCAAGTTTCTCTCCAAGCTCGATTGCAAATTCCTGCGATTTACCGTAATCACGACTCAGTGCGTAACCGACCGTTTTCGCATTCCCTTCTGCTTTCGTTTTTTTCTTTTGTTCGTGTAGAACTTCACCGGCGTACATGAGTTCGGAAAGAATGAATCCCTCTTTGTCACGAAGATCTTTTTCCAAACTCCCGAGCCTGGATCCTGTTTTTTTACGTTTCACTTTCGAAACCGAAACGACCGCTTCTCCTTTTTCCAAGCGGTTGAAGATATCGTAAATACGCGGCTTAGAAAGACCCAAAATTCGAATCGCTTTTTGAACAATTTCACCACGGACTTTCGAGTTCTGTATTACTGTTTTTGCATAGTTCCACTCACGGAACAGTGGTATCACAATTCCTAAATCCAAAACTTTCATCCAAGATCCTCCGTCATGGGAACCGGCAAACAATCCGACCATTTTTCATGAATCGATTTATAGATTCCGGAAAGAGAGGTTAAGAAAATGGAAACTACTTTACCATTTTCTAAACTATGTTCGAGCTTCGAAAAATCCGAATCGTGTGCGGCGAGAATTACATCTGCTTGTGACTGAATTGAATTCAATGATTCCATTAGAATTCCTGAAAGTTCCCGTCTTTCTCGAAATGCTTTCCTTACTTCCGGAGAAATTCCAGTGTCACGAGTTTGGTCGTCTACGATTTTATGAAGTTCATCCATCGAAGCTTTGTAACTTGCGGCTTCGTTTCTCGTATTCGTAACCTGGTTTTCCAAATCTCCGATCCGCTTGTCTTTATCCGAAAGGATTTTCGAAAACTCTTTCTGATTCTTAGAAGCGAAACTTTTTTCGTAATCGGAAAGACTCATCGCTCTTCCGTCCGGGAAGCGAACCTCTCCGTCCTCGAAAAGTGCGTTCTCTTCTCTGAGTCCTTCTATAATTCGGAGAAGCGCTTTGTCGCTTTTGCCACCCAGAGATTTCCGGTTGATTTCGGAGGAGAATAGTTTGTCTACCGCAGGGAGTGCTTTCTCGATTTTCCACCATTCAAAGACAGTGTTATCGTTTACAAACTGCTCCATCCCGGCGCATCCTGGGACTTCCAGAAAGAGTTGTTCCCGATTCACTTCGGCTAACGCAACGAGTACGGTTTCCTGCCCGACCCGAATCATCTCGGTTCCTGCACCGATTTGACTCATCAGATAGTTGAGCCTTGCTCTCCGTAGTTCCGGCGTTACCAACGGAGTGGGCGAAGACTCCGCTGGTAACGCTAACGCCATCGATTCTCCGGCTGTAGTCGTTGCCGAATTTTCCTCTTCTTGCCAAACCTTCGCAACGGACTCCGGCTTCTTTTTTTCCGAAGCCTTTGTCTTTGCGGGTTGTGGCCCCGTAGTCTCTTTTTTATTTTTCTTTTTCTTCATTCTTCTTCCCCAAGCTGATTGCTTCTATTTTGAGTTCGTTTATAAATTCTTCGTGATCTTCTAAAAGATTGTGCTTTCGCAGAAAAACCATAGTACAGGCGCTTGAATCGATTAGGACTTTTACAATCTCTGTCATATCCGTAATGCCCGTTGAGATAAAAGATTTCAGAATGGCATGTCGGGCAATGAATAGTTCTGTTATGTTTTTATCCACGGCTTTCATCCGATTTAATATATTTTAATATTCGAGTCCATAACGTTTTTCTTTTATAGTGAAGCATCGCGGGTTGCAGATATACGTAACTTTTCATACAATCATCCCCAGGAATTGTTTGTGGATCTTTGTAAGGTTTCCATTTTTCTTATATTCTTTCGCCGGATCCAAATTCAAATACGCAGGTCTCATTTTCGCTTCGATCGAAATTAAGAGCGCGAGTTCTTTTGATGTGTGCTTTTCTTTTTGAACATCGTGAAGCCGATTCCAATAGGCTTTGAATTCCGTTTCGGATAATCCGGAATGAATGAGCGTTTTTCGATATTTTAGCGGATACGTTTTCATTCTTGTTTCTCTTGCTGAATGCGTTCTTCTGTAAGCTCTTCGTTTTGCCACTCCGCAAAATCGGCGATTTGGTCGCTCTTTTCTATGTATATTTGGAAAACTGCGGATCTTGCAAGGGCCTTCTCAGCCAGTCGTTTCCATTTCTCTGTCGCACTTGCTGCCGTTCCGAGTTCGAGCAAGACTTCGTCGGAGTACTTTTTATATAGCGCTTGGCGCATGAATGCGATCTGCTGAACCGTTTTCATTTTATTCTCTCTTGATTTGTATGATTGTATTTTTGTTTCATCGCCTTTCGAAATGCACGGTCGTCTCTGCGGGAAGTCATTTCGTGAAATTCTCTCGCTCCATAGGCTTTGCCTGTTTCGTAAATTTCTCCGGAACCCGTTCCTTTCAAGTGTTTGAAGCCTTCGACGAAACCGGTGAGAAATGTAATTCGATCTTTTTCAGAATCATATTGTAGTGAAAGGCCTTCTGCTTTTTTGATAATCTTTTCATTCATACTGGCACCCGTAATATAATAAGTATATTTATATATTCTAATAATTCAGATCCCGCAAGTTCCCGATGATTTCCGGAAATCAATCGGGTCTTGAGATTTGATTCGGATCCTTTCTCAAATCTCAGCCGCCTACGGCTCGGCATTTTTTCCTTTTTTAAACTTTGCTATCCCTTTCGCTTCGCGCCTTGCGAAGTAGTTCCTTTCTCTCTTTCGGTGTTCCCCAACCGTCCATACGAATTTGCTCTCCTTGCTCGGTCAGGAATTTGAAGTCGTATGCGAGGATGTCGAATTTCCCGTTTTTGGTTTCGACGAAAATATCACGCTTCCCATCGTCTTCGATTTTATATACGAGTCGGAGTTTCACGCGGCCTCCGTATCGAGTTCATCTCGATTCCACGCTTCGACGGAATCTAACGCTGTTCGATAGAATATCGTAATTCTCTCACATTCTTCGCACTCAACGTAATAGTTCCAAACCCTGGTTCTATATCCGAAGTGTTCCTTTAACTCCGCAACGTTGCCGCAGATGCACGTTTTAGGCTTTTTCCAAACGGGCAGATTGGTTGTTTTCATGCGGCAAACCCGCTTGACTTAAGTAATATCGAGACTAACTTAGCGAGATGGAATCGGATCAGTTTTATGAGATTATTGAGGATATTCTCGAAATTTTTGAGAATCACGTTGGAGAAGAATTTCCTGAAGGGGACCCAATAATTTTTCCTTCCGTAAATGAAATTCTTTGGAACGAACCCCCTGCGGAAGTTTCGTTGCTTCTTGCATACTATCAAAAAGATGCGGATGAAAAATTGGCTCCCTTGCGATTCTGGGCGGGTGGAAGAAGTTATTTCAAAAGCCTTCTTACTCATTGCGATTTCCTCTCACCTCTACCGAACGAATATACAGATGGATTTGTCCTCTGCTTACGGACTTCGAAACAAGAACATGGAATTTCACCTTTGACACAAAACGATTGCGCCATTTTACTGGATAGCTTGCCGTGCGCATTGTTCAGTGATTTGAATGCAAGGATGACCGAATCAGGTTTTGATTTCATCGCTTGAATTAGGCGGCCTCTTCGAGTTCCAGAAATTTCCTGTGGTAGGCCGTTCCTTTCAAGCCAAGTGCTAATCGCTCGAATGATTGCATAACCCGCTTCCGCCTTGGCTCTGCATTTCGTACGTCTGGGAATCGCCTCCATTCGTTGCTTCATTTCTTGAATTGATTCTTGTAAGTGAATCGTTTTCATGCGGCGAACCTCGGAGCGAATGCGGCTTTATAGATTGGATATACGAGATCGTATTGAGCTTTGCGAAACTCCTCCCAAGTGGTTACGAGTGCCTTATACGTTGTGCGGTATTCGAAACGTTTTAGAACCATCCATTCGAACGCTTCTTCAAACGTAACAGGGTTTCCTAATATTTCTCTTTCCTTATGTTCTTTATACGCTTCGCGGGCGTCTGCTACGGAAATTTCCCATTCGGTCAGGAGGATTTCGTTTACGCGGGCGGAGGTTTTACGGCCGTGAATGCAATCTGAAATAAGGGATCTGCTTAAGTTATTTTTTCTGGCGATTGAGCAGGAGGTTTTCCCAGATTTGGAGAAAAGCTCAACCTTAAGGGGTAATTTAGGACCTGGCTTATGCGATATCATGTGGTCCCCTAACAATCGTAGGCGCTTCCAAAAGCCCCTCGTTTTCTAAAAGTACGCGTATATTGTGTCCCGGAGCGATCCCACTGAGTACCTGGGTTACATAACCATAATTTAAGTTATGGATACGGGTCCATTCGGCGACGCTCCCATATCGGTACCTAAGCTCGGTTTTGATTTTTTGTCGGATTTCTTTGGGAATAAACCGTAATTCCGAATCCAAAGAAGGGCTGGAATTTTCCTCGATTGCCGAAGAGCTTTTGTTCATGATTGACCGCCGTTTATGCCGAAATAATATCTGATTAACTATTAGTTAATATGTATCCCTATAGAATATTTTCAACCAAAAAATTAGCCAATGGGATATTTTTTAAAGGTGAACATTGATGGATAATGTTCACCAAAATGAGATCTCGGGACGAGTTCGTGAGCTTATAACTGCTTTGGGATTAACGCAGAGAGAGTTTGCGGATAAATTGAGTCTAACCCCGGCGTTTATTAATAATGTGCTTAATCAAGGGAAATCATTTTCGCAGGAAACTATAGCTAAAATTTCTTTCAAATTTCGAGTGAATATAAATTGGCTTCTCTCAGGAGAGGGGGATATGTTTATTCCATCTGCGGCAGAAATTCACAGGCAAGTTGATGAATTTAGGGAGTTGTTAGGTAAACTCCGGAAACGTGAGGGAATGATGGAATTTGTTCGAGTTGTCGCTGATTCGACAGACGATGAATGGAAGCGAATTCGAGAGATGGTTCGATTGCTGCTCGGAAAATAAGAGAATTATAGAGTTTGAGCTATATCTAAAATTTCCTCTGCCGCCGCACGGATTAACATATAATTTGGAACATTGCCACCTAAAAGTATATTATGAGCCAAAATATCTAACGTTTCCTCGATTTTTTGCAACATCATTTCTCTCTCCAATTTATCCAACATCATTTTATATCCTTATCGTCTGTGTAGTATGAATATATCCTCCGACAAAATCAAATCTAAATTTTGCAAAAATATTGCATTTCTTGCCTATTATGTGGCATTGGGACCTATCTTTCAGGTTAACATTTCTCATAAGTAGGAGATCGATACAAAACGTAGAGAATGTGAAAGTTTGTTCAAAGAGTCGCTTGCAATTGAAGCTACATTGCCATTTGAATGTGACCTCAGCATTAAGATTGATTCGGGTAACCAATCAAAGGAATGGTTACCCGAAGATTCAATGACCAAAAAAATATCGGAATAGGCTAACTCTTTTATTGAATGTTAGCCTTTTGTTACCAACTAAAAAATATTAGGTAACATTTATCATGTAAATGTTACCTTTGAGGAAGCAAATGCTCAAAAAAAATAAACCGATTCTAATTCAAGTTATTCTAATATTATTCGGATTTCTATATTCGATTCCGATCTATGCCGAGGAATCATCTTACGCATTGGATGCGCCTTGTCAAGAATTCGGGAATTATTCCAATCTGGAAGAAATTGAAAAGGCGAAAGTAAAAAACGATTCTACTAAAATCTTAGTCAAGACAATCAATGGTAGCATTAAAGTTCCGATTAGCTACGTGAATAACGCTGGCGAAATTGCAGACGAAAAGGGCTTCCGCATTTTTATGAAAACATACGAATCCATTTGCGGTAAAGACTCAAAGCCCCCAATTTACAACTCAATTCAATTTGTAGCAAATGGAGTTTTAAAGAATTGCGTCAAAAAGTTCGAAAAGACGTTTCAAACTATACAAGCCAGATCACATGCCGTAAATATTTGTCATGATACGTTAAATGCAACTATGAATAATCCAATACCATTGAAGCCATTAGATCCTCGTTGTCCAAATTTCGGGACTCTGCCCCTTAAAAAAGAAGAATTAGAAAACGTTAGATTGAATGACCCATTTCCTGTTCCCAGGTTATGGGTCCGAGCCTATAATGGTGAGAACATCGCGATTCAAGAAAATTTAGTTACCAATGCTTTAGAGGTTTCTAACGATGAAGAATTACTTTTCTTTCTTGTGAATTACTCAATGGCTTGCGGCAGAAAGGTGCCTCCTTTTTTCGAAAATATCCCTTACGTCGAATCTCAAGCATTTAGATTTTGCGTATGGAAACTTAAAACAATGAATGATCCCCAGGCAGAAAGTAAATGTTATGAAAAACATAATGATCTAAATCGAGGGAAATAAGGGCCGTGATCGCTCAAATTATGGGCTCAAGGGGTTTGTTTAATTGGCTGAACTTTCTGTGAAGTAGCCTTTCTAATAAGTGACGCTGTTTAAGGACGGAAATTTCTCCAGAAAGTCAAACAAAACATTCTGTGATATATTTTAATTTCCTAATGTCCTATCTCCCCAAAATCGCAATTAGACCCTGAATTAAACCGGCCGCTTGTTTACGAGTGAGCAAATCAAACGACTTTCGATATTGTCTTTTGGAAAACGCATCTAAATCAATATTGTAAAAACCCTTTTGATTGATTTTGTAACAGAGGCTTTTCGCCAACTGAAGTTGATCGTAAGAACGTTTTTGAAGTTTCCTCTTTAAGATTGAAATTGCATCGTTCGGTTTTTGTTTGAAAATCCTTTGGCGTTCCGCTTCTAAAACCCCGATTACCGTATTTGCCTGTAACGCGCTTAACGCAGAAATCGACTCCGAGCCTGTTTCATTTAAAACGATTTCATACACCTTCGGTTTGGATACACCGGCTTCTCTTGCGGTCACCCAGAGTTTTTTCAATTGGTCCGAATTGATTCTACTGTCCGTTATCATCTTCTAAGTCCCTTAAAGAATGATACGTTCTTTTTTTCTGATTGACAACTCTAATTTTGCATATTAGTAAACGATTAACTATGAACGCACTCGCAACAAAAACATCAAAAATTAAACTTTCATCTCATATCAGAAAGCTGTTTTACTCGCCGAAAGAATTCGGTAGAATTTTAGGAAAGAGCGAAAAGACGATACTACGTTGGGATGAACGAGGAGATTTTCCTTTTCCAAGATATGATTTTGGAGAGCGAAGTTCCGGTTGGCTGATCTCCGATGTAGAGAAATGGCTCAATTCACGGGCAAGTAAAAAAGATAAGACATAGCGGACATTTGAGTTTAACGTTTTACTAAACCACTTTCTATCAACAACACATAGGCTATTCTTGCCGTGTGCCAAAAGCAAGTTCACAATTCGACTCGAACGGATATCTAAGATTAGAATCCGGGCTTCTTCTCCATAACTCTGGCGTTGCGCGGGGGGAATTCCGTTCTCTCCACGCCGACTTTTTTCAGAGTGAAACTTCCATAAATACAGGAGATGCCTCTGGACTTATTGAAAACGAAGAATTTGCGGAATTCAATTTCCGTATGTTGTCCGCGGTTTTAATTCCAGGATGGTGGACCGATCTTCGAAAACCGGGAGTTTTGGAATCCGCCGTAAAACTCTTCGCAACAAAAATTTACACAGACCACCAAAGAACCGTTCGTAACGCGATCGGAATCACACGCAACCCTGTATTCACAAATCGTAATGGAACTCCGGGGATTGATTCTGTATTCAGGATTTTTAAAGCGTTTGGGTTAGATGTTATCGCGCGGTTAAAAACGTTACCAGCGCTAATCGATGCGAACTCGGTTGGAATCACATTCACGTATGAAAAGTCGCATCCTCAGTTGGAAAACTTCTATGAACGCTTAGGCGAAGTCGTTGATGGACAAATCGTAAGACTCATCGTAACAAAAATTCTTTCCATTCCGGAAACGAGCCTCGTTGCCATTCCTGCGGATGATACCGCCAGGAAGTTTACGGAATTCGATTTCCCAAATAGCAATCTTTTAAACCCAAACTCAAACAATCAGGAGGATAGAATGAAGATCAAACGCGCATTTTTATCACTTCTGGGGGTTGATTCCCAAAAATTCGGTCTGTCCTCTGGGGAGGGCGAATCTGTGGAATTACCGTCGGAAAAAATGGAATCCGTGCTGGAAGAAGCGGGGAAAACAATCGCAAAACTGCAAGACCAAGCGCGCCAAAGCGCAGTTTTGCAAAACAATCTAAACCAGTTCGCCAAACTTTTCGGAAGCGATACGTTTCCGGAAAACGTAGACTTCGCATCCAAGGTTACCGAACTCAAAACCCTTTTGGAAGAACCGAAAAAGCTACTTAGTGCGGAACGAGAAAAGGCCGTCACTGCATTCCGCGCTTTCTCGAAAAACAATCCCGATCCAGTTATCGAAGGTTTGATCCAAGGTGCAAACCTCGAGCAGGCGAAGGCGTTTTTAAAACAGTACGGGGCTTCCTTAGAAAATTCGCATCCGCTCAAATGTGAAGACTGCGGTTCGAAAAAAATCAGCCGCGCATCCGGAAGCTTTAGCGAACCGCAAGGCGGCGAGATTTCCCAAAAGAAAGCCAACCCGAACAGTTTTAAACTGAGTAAGAAATAAAAGGAGAACAACATGCCTTTAGACGAAGCATTCGATGTCGGTTATCGTGGAATCATAGAGCCGAAAACGATCACCGTAAAACATCAATCTCTGACGAAAGCCGACGAAGGCAAACCGGTTAAGATTTCTGCAAACATGGAAGTTGTCCTCTGTGCAGACGGAGATTCTCCGGTAGGACAAATCGTTTCCGTAGATGAGAAAAAGAAAGTACTCGGACTTCAAGTAAGTGGAGTCTTTGAATACGCGTATTCCGGACCGGATCCGGTTCCAGGTTTTCTGAACATCCAAGGAGACGGAGCCGGGAAAATCAAGTCCGTCTCATCCGGAACCCGTGTTCTCGCAATCTCGGTCAATACCGGATCTAAAAAACTTGTTTGTGTAATATAAGGAGAAAAGAAAGTGCCACACGTAAAATTAGACAACGGACTCGTTCGTCTCGACCTACAAGCAGAGGCGTATTCCGACGCGAAACGCGACGGGCTTTCCATGAGCGAGTTCATGGAAAAAGAAGAGTCGACCTTCGGATACGATCCGGAAACTCCCGTCGGAAAAAATCTTTCCGCATTCGAACGCCAACTCATGGCGAATGACGTTCCAATCGGCGAGGCTTCGTTTTCTGTGGATGACTTTATCAAAGCGTCCAATCAATCCAAGTATTTGTTTCCCGAGTTCGTGAACCAAAACATTTACATCGGGATGAACATGGGTCAGCTCCAAGTAAAATTGGAAGATACTCATTCCGTGAAAACTCGAATCAGTCAAGGCGCGGCACGTTCCGTAGCGTTTGACATCGAAGGCTCCGACCTCACCGCCAAAAAAAAGGCGAAGGAAAGCGGAAGTAGATTTCCAAAGGCTACGATCAAAACTCAGGACAAAGCGATTGAAACCAGTCCGGTCGGACTCGAAATCGATTTCACCTACGAGTCTTTGAAGAGAATGCAAATTCTCAAAGTGCAAAACATCTTTCAAGTTTTTGGCTGGAAACTTTCCCAACAGATTACGAAGGAAGCGTTACGCGTCATTAAGATCGGCGACGGAAACACCGGAACAGAAGCGTCGTCCTCTCAGACGGCTGCGAGCGCTTGGAAATACTCCGACGTTGTAAATCTTCTTTTTTCCGCGGATAAGGGAGTGGAGTTTACTCACGCAGTCGTAAGCAAAAACTTTTTAGAGAAGATGCTCACAGACGAAACGAACTTCAAACAGTTCCAGTCCATGAATCTTCTCGAAGGTTACGTAAAGACAGGCCAGGTTCTAAACTTCTTCGGAGTCAATTGGAAGACCCATCCGGACATGGACGATGACACAATCCTCGCCTGGAACAAAGACGTGACGCTCGAACTCTACGAAGATTCCGCCGGACAACTCGTTGAAAGCGATCGTTTCATCCGAGAACAGATCGAAGGAACCGTAATCAGTTACGACTTCGCGTTTGCAAAACTCTTCTCTGCAAGCTGTCACTTGAAAACGAAAAAGCCGTAATCGGATCATCAAACGTATGTTAAACGAAGTCGCAGAACTCAAAAAACAACTCAGGATAAAACCTAAAAGCTTGGATCTTTCCGACGAAAGAAGCGGAGATTCTTTTTCTCCGTACGAGGAGTTTCTTGAATCTGCGGCGACGCTTGCTCGCGTGAGAATGACTTCGTGGGGAATTGCAATTCCCGATTTACCTCCATATACAACGCCACTGCGGATGGCCGAAGTCCTTCTCATCAAAGCCGAGATCGTAGAAGAGTTCGGATACAACGAAGGATTTGATCCGGAAGAGATCTCAACAGGCGGCGGTGAAGGAACAAAAGTGAAAAGGTCTCGCATGGGTGCGGAAGAACGAGGTGAAATCGTAGAAGGATTTCGTAATAAAGCCTACTTTCTTTTATTCGGAAAACAACCTTCCGAAACTCCGGGGGTTGCATGAGTATCCATTCGATGCTGGACCGTGCTTTTGAAAAAGGAGCGCAAGAAAGCATCAAGATTCTGACTCCAACGTTAGTTCCCGCTCCGTCCGGATTGAACGCTTCTAAAAAAATAACGTATAGAGGCGGTAAGGACATCCTTTGTATTTGGGTTTGGAAAGACGCGGCATCCGACAACGAAGTCGGAGAAAGGCAGGAATACCGTGCCGTTTGCCAGATACGCCCGGAAGATTTGGAATCGGAAATTCTCTCCCAAGAATGTAGGATCGAGAAAGACGGATCGGAATGGCTCGTCGATACGATTCACCCGGTGCAAGAGTTGGAAGGATTTTCTTTGATACGAATCGAAGTTCGTAAACCGAAAGCGGGAGGAAACAAAGTATGAGTAGATCGAGTTTTCTTTCCGTTACCGATACGTTTGGCCCAGCGCTTTCCAGTGCGGTTTCCAAAGGACAAGACAAGTTATCAAAAGTACAGGACAAAAACGCGACGCTTGTGCAGGCAAATATCATCAAAGGAATTCGTTCTCAAAAATACAAGTCCGGTTGGCCCGAACTTTCGGAAGCGACAAAAGAAAGAAAAGAGAAACAGGGAAAGTCTCCTTTGACTCTCATCGAAGACGGGGACTATTCCGCGTCATACGAAATTGTTACGATAGACGACTCTACGACGATCGTAGGAACCAACTCGATACAAGCCCGCGCTTTGGAACGAGGATTCGAAACAAAAAATATTCCTGCAAGGCCGCACGTAGGGCCTGCATTAGAAGATTCTAAAGAACGAATCATCCAAAATTTCAAAGAAGCGATGCGGGAGATTTTTCAAAAATGAGAAAGTCTCACATCGATTATATGCGCGAGATGGTGACAAGTATCGAGATCGAAGGAAACGTAGTGTTTCCTCCGGATCGATTCTTTGAATACCAGCCTCCTCTGGACGAGATTCAGGAAAAAATTCCGTGTGCGATTTTAAAATACTCGGACCCTACAAACGTTTTGGGAAGAAAAATCAAACATCGTTTAGGAAGAATCGTTCGAGGCAATTCCGTTTTCGTTCAGAACGCGGTGCGTCATGCGAAACAAGACTTCAGGTATACGATCGACTTTTGGTTGAACGATCCGGATGCGGACGTAGTCAGTTCCGTTCTAAACCGCGGAATTTTGGATCAATGTCTTTTGTTTGTGAGTCTTCGGACTTGGATTAAATCGGAGGAACAAATCCCGATTTTAGTACGTCTCGGAAAAACCGGAATTTTAGACGATCCCGCAAAAGAAACCGGGAACTACAAACTCTACGTGGAAATCATTTTTAAAGACGGTCTCTACACGATCGAAGAAGAGGAAACATTGGCCGGAACGGAATTGGAAATCGAAGATCCGGTCGTAGAAGGAATATAACGGATGAACAGTCTTCAAAATATATTATTATTTCATAAAGTTATTATAACAAAAGGAGGAAAGTAATGGCAATAGGATCAGTCACAACCACACACATATCAGGAGGACTCGGAAACAGTTTTCCGTATGAGGATAAAGTCCATGCAAAAATCGGTCAAGCGGAAGGATACACCGCAAATACTCCGATCCTCATTTCTTCGTACCAACAAGGAAAAGACGTTTTCGTAAAGGGAGAGTTGGTCGATGCCTTAAAACAACACTTTGAGGAATTCGACGAAAGCCAGGGCGAAGTCCCGGTTCCGGTTCTTTGTATTCGTCCGGAGAACGATCAAGTCGGAAGCGTGGATCCGGTGATCCCTGGTCCGGCAAACACAGGTTTGGCGAACACTCCTACGATTTCCGGAACTCCCGTCGGAAACAGGGAAGTAGTATTAAAAATTACGAAAGCGGGAGCGCTTGGGACCGCGGAGTATCGTAAAAGCGAAGACGGTGGGGATACGTTTGGACCTCTGCTTGTAACTCCCGTTTCCGGGGTTATTGCACTCTCCGTGGGCGTAACCGCAACGTTTCATAACGGCACAACTCCCGCGGATACGTTTCATGCAGGAGATACGTTTGCATTTACTATCAAAGGCCCCGATGCGTCTCCAGGAGCAAGGCTCATCGCAATCGAGTCTCTAAAAACAGTAGATCAAGGGAACACTCCTTTCTATTGGTTCCACCACATTGGTGGTGTTAGTCGAGAGTTTGCAATTTCGGTTTCTACACTTCTCGAAGAGATGAGGACCCAAAATCTTTTTCGTATCTTCGCCGTTTTGGAAATTGAACGCAAACTTCCATCCGAATCCGCGGAAACGTATTTCCTCAGAATTCAAGACGAATGGGACTCGTACGAAAACGAAAAGGTTTGTGTAGTCGGAGCGGAAGGTCGCTACATTCCCGGCGGGATTAACTCGAACGGCGGTTGGAACGCATCTCTCGAACTTGCCCCAACGATCGGAGAATGGAGAAACGCGGCAACGTTTCTTTGCGCGCGTCTTGCGGCTCACCCTGTCAACGTTAGCGCCGCTTGGGTTGCTAAAAACAAATCCAGAACCTTGATCGGAATCAGGTACTGGAACGAAGGATACAAAGGTTATCAAACCGCATTCGACGATTTAGGTCTTACCATTCTCCAGATCTATCCGGACTACCAAGGTGTGTATATCGCATCCGACAACCTCATGGCCGGATCTACTTCCGACTTTCAGTATATTCCGGAACTAAGACGTGCAAACAAAATGCACAGAATCGTTTACCTCGAATCCCTTCCGTTTTTGAAATCGGATACGGAAACGAACTCAGGAAGCGGAGGTTTGGACTATTTCAAGGCTACGATCGACGCGAAAGTTTCTTCCGAAATGGAACGTGCGGGAGAAGCGGAAATTTCAGGTCACGAAATCAAGTTGCAACCGATCAAGACGTTAAACGGAAGAAAGGTTCTTCCCGTAACGCTCAAGATGTACATCAAAGATAGGATCGATGCGATTCAGTGGTCCACCGAATTCGCATTAGCATAATCAAAATTAAAAGGAGGAAATCAAAATGCCAAAGCCAGGAGATATTTTACCGCAGAGTTTAAGTTTCGAAAACTTTACTCTGAACATGCTCGGTCGCGAACTCATCAAGTTTTCTAAATTCAGTTTAGACTACGAAGCGGACGTCGCATTCAAACTCGGTAAAGGCGGAGAACCCGTAAGTTGGTCCGTAAAATCTTACAAACGTCAGGCGAAAGCGACAATCGAACTCGACGAGTTGAAATACATGATCGGGGCCGCGGTTGCGTTCGGAGGAGATCTTTTGAAACTTCCTCCATCCCCTTTGACCGCACGCTGTGAAGTGGAAGGCGGGACGTTACTCTTGATCGTTCCCGCGGTGAAAATCGTTAAATTCTCGCTTCCGTTCGAGTCCGGAGGGGACGTCGCCGAAACCGATCTCGACTTGGCCGTGACAAGCTATCCGATCATTACGTTTACCTAATACAAGGAGAAGAAAAAAAATGGAGTTACAAGGCTCTCAAAAATTTAACGACTACCAACAGGCAATCGCAAGCCTACCGAAAGGATACGTCTTGATCGACGAAGAGTTTCTTGCACGTTACGAGGTGGAAATCGAAGCGATCAAGGAATTTTTATCCGACAAGGGCGGTCTTCACCTGATTCAAGTGGACGAATATTCCACTCTGTGCAGGGTTCCGTCGAAGGAGATGCTTTCGAAAGTCAACGAACGATCCAAAAAACTCGATCCGATCGAAGCGGACATCGATTTCGTAAATCGCTGCCTGTTGTATCCAAGCGCCGAAACGTTTTCCGGTTGGATTGGTGGCGGAGCGCCGGGGCTTGCGGCTTCGATTTCCCGTAAAATTTTCGAACTGGCAAAACTGAACCAAGAGGCGGTTTCAAAAAAGCTTTAGAGGATCGGGAAGCGGAAATTCGTTCGGGGTTCGGGGCGCTTGAAAATTTGATTCGCCTTTTATTACCCGATGTTCCCGTTCCGGATCCGTTTGACGCGGAAGAAATTGCAAAAAGAAGCAAAGATCTGCAATGGACACAGGAAAGGATTGTCGACTTGATCGCGGCTGGTGTTGCGAAAGGAATCGCAAAAGCATTCGGCAAGTGACAATCTTTTGTTTACAATAGGTTAGTATTTTAGAATATAGGAATAGGCGATATGGCGAAAGATTGGAAAGGTTTTGATCCAAAAAATCCAAAAGTGAGCGACTTAATTCCGTTCGCTTATGCAATCTATGGATTTTTGTTTGTTTGGTCTTTCTTTCCTTTTTTGGGAATCATTCCGGCGTTAATCGTCATTCCGTTTAATAAAAATAAATTTCTTAAATACCTACCTCTTGTAACAAACCTTTATATGTCCACGGTCTATCTGCTTTACCTTTACAAGTAGGTACAAATGGATACATTCGAACTCGGTGTTGTTTTAAGTCTTAAGGATTACGTATCGGGTCGCCTCGGCGAAATCGAGACACGGTGGAAAAATGTTCGAAAGAGCATGGACGATACATCCGCGTCCGCAAGGCTTTTCGATCGTTCGATGGGAATGGTCCACACAGGACAGAAAATGCTGGAGCTCGGATCCGCTGGACTTTACATGTCCAAATCTCTTGTAGAAGCCGGACTCGAAGCAGGCAAGCTTGAAAAAAACATTGAATCGTTAGGCGTCACCAAAGACGAAGTTTCTAAAATTTCTTCGGAAGTTCGCACCATGACCGGAGACATGGGAATCGCTCAGGAAACGTTTCTTTCCGGAATCTATGACATCAAGTCCGCCGTATCCACTTTAAACCCAGCCGAACTCTCAAGCGTTGCGGGCGCTTTGGGTAAGGCAGCCATCGCAACCAAAGGAGATTTTGCGGGTCTTGCGGATTTGTTCGGTACGACACACGCGCAGTTCAAAAAAATGTACAACGAATCGGATGCTGCCTTTGCATTACGTTTTGCAAATACTCTTTCGTTATCGGTTCAGAAATTTAAAACGGACGGCGCGAAGATGCAAGCCGCGATGCAAGGGTTAGGCGCAACAGCAGCCGGAATGGGCGTTAAACTTGAGGAGCAGATGGCCGTTTTGGGAATGCTTCAAAACACGATGCTTCCCGGTGTTGCGGGTACAAGTTACCGCGCTTTCCTGAGTTCGGTGGGCGAAGGATTTAGTAAGCTCGGACTAAACGCAAAAAACGCACAGGGTCAAATCAAATCCATGCCAGAACTTTTGGAAGCAATGAATAAAAAATATTCAAAAGCTTTTGTAATCGATCGAGCAACCGGCAACAAGGTCTTAAAACTCGACGCACGGAACGAAATTAAAAAAGCGTTGGGTTCGGAAGAAGCGGTGGCCGCGCTTGAAAACCTTCTTCCGAAAATGGGAGAGTTAAAAACTTCGATTTCGGAAATCAAAGACGCAAACCTAAGTGGAACCGCGGAAGCCTTGAACAAAATGTCTGCAATCAATCAGGACAATCTTTCGCACCAATTGGAAAGGACTTCCGAAGTCTGGAAGAGTTTGAAGACAAGTCTCGGTCAAGACGTAGCCACAGGCCCGATTCTTTCCATCGTAAAAGGATTCGGGGATATGCTTTCCGGATTGACTAAGTTTTTAGATCAAAGTCCCGCACTTAGAAAATTTATTTCCTATCTCGTGATCGGAGGTTCCGTCGCTTTATTTTTAGGCGGTGCGTTTACTACTCTCGTCGGAATCATCGGCGCATATACGGCCGTAACAAGTTCCGCCGCGGCTGCAAAAATTTTCGATACGATCGCGACGGTCAAAAATTGGGCCGCTAAAGTTGCCAACAGGACTGCGACGATTGCTTTGGCAGTCGCAGAATACGCGTTAATCGGTATCGTTGGGACCGCAATGTATTCTTGGAAAGCATTAACATTCCTTTATGGAATCATGACGAGTAGAACGAAGGCGCTTGCCGCTTGGCAAACCATTCAAACCGCGGTTACGACCGGACTTACCTGGGCGTCGAATCTTCTCAATGCTTCTCTTTGGGCAAATCCGATCACTTGGGTGGTCGCCGGAATTCTTCTTGCGGTTGGTGCTGTGGCCGCGGCTGCTTATTATTGGAATGAGTGGACGAGTGTCGTTTCCAATGCTTGGAACGAACACAAAAATCTAATCTCCGTTCTTTTGTTGTTAACCGGACCGATCGGCTGGACGATCGCGGCTTTGGTAAAGATCAAGGACAACTGGGCTTCTATCGTTGGATGGGTGGACAAGGCGGTCGCCGCGGTAAAAGTTTTTTTCGGAACCGGAGGAGACAAGGTCGTCATCGGAACTACACAAAATACCATTAAGGCCGTCTCTCCGGATCCCGCAAAAATTTCTGCAAAATCCGATTCTATGAGCATGGGTAGCGTGGACAAGATGCTCACTCAGACGGGCAGCGCAAAACTTGATTTAAGCAATCAAACTCAATACTCTAAAGCATTAGAAATGCCTAAATTAGATCCTTCTTTATTGAATAGCCCGCTGCAAGGTTTTCCGAACGGATCCGGCAAACAGGCGATACAAATCACAATCAAAAGTCTTGTTGATAAGGTCACCTTTCAAAACAACTCATCCGGTTACAAAGACGCCGGAGATTGGATCGGAAATGTGTTTGCGACCGAAATCAAGAAATCCGCTGAACGTGGAAACCCAGCGGTTCCATTTAGTTTTGGATCAGGAGGTTTGTAATGATTTTAGACCCAATTCCAGGCGGTTCTTTTTTAGCGGTTACGGGATCCGATTTGGATCCTGTAAAAATCGGAGATTATCGTTGTCCCAGAGGAACCAAGGTTACGATCTCGCAGGAGAAAAATTATTCCAAGACAACCGTTCCGGGACGAGAAGGGACGATCAAAGAAGTTGTGAGTTTTAACGACTGGCAACTTACGATTGAGTTTGAATTCGTGAGCAACACAGGAATGCAGTTAGGCGCTCTTTCTGAGTTGCGTGACATTAAATCGAAATGGGAAAAAATGGATTCTCTGGAAATCATTCATCCTAAAATCAATGCTCTCGGAATTATGAAAGTTTTTTTAACTCGGGTTGAATTTCCAGACGAGGACCGGGGATATGAACTTCCCGTACGAATTGAAGCAATTAGCGATGACCTTTCGTTTGATTTGGAATTCCTTCGAAATGAATGAGCGTGTCCATTTAGTGAAAGAGAACGATACGCTTCAAAGAATCTCTGCGTTTTACTGGGGGGATTGGACCCTGTGGCCTCTCCTTCGAGATTCAAATTCGTATTTGATCCAAAAAATCGGATTCGATTGGCCCGAGAAATTGAAAGAAGGAATCGCCTTAAAAATTCAAATGAATCTTCCCACTTCGGACTTGGACCATACTGTAGTCGAAAGCGACTCTTACGAGTCCTTAAGTTTATTCTACTATTCTACGGAACATTTCAGCGAACGAATCCGAAATGAAAACGAGCGGAGAATTCTTCGATATTCAATCGGTAGTAGAATTACGATTCCCGCACTTGTGGACCTGCGTGCATTTCAAGCGGCCAAAGCGAGGATACAAACATGGCTTTGATCATGAGACAACGCCTTCTCATCGGAGGCAAAATACTCCACAAAATTTCGGAAGCGGAACTCGTTTCCGGAAGAAAGGAGCCACACTCTCAGCTGACAATCAAGCTCCCTAAGATGAAAGGCTATGACAACAAAGCATTCAAAAAAGGTGATTTAGTACGTTGGTGGGCCTGGTATGAAGGATACAAAGAATCTCTCGAATTCGAGGGTAAGGTGGTTAGCATATCTCCAAAGATGCCCTTGGAAATTGTTTGCAGAGACGGAATGTATGACCTTCAACTCAAAACTGTGAATTTCAATATTGACAAGATGACAATTCCTTTAATTGTAAATCGTTGTATTTCCGCTGAGAATGTAATTCCTAAAATCGATCCTACCGTTGCTTCAATGAGATTAAGTTATGATATTTTGACCGCAGGGAAGCGCGCTGCATTCGTGCTTCATAGGCTTAAGAAATATGGAATAGACGCATTCTTTAGGAATAGTTTTTTAATCGTCCAAAATCCAACTCGAATTTCGGCTCCCAAGGAAAAGAAAATCTTTCAATTGGGCCACAACGTAATCAAGGATAATCTTTCCACACGAGAAAATAGACCGATCAAAGTAAAATTAAGAAGTTATAATATAGACACCGGTAGAATGCAGGAGGCGACATATACGGAGCGTGGCGGCGAAGAACTCGTTTTCGATTTGGACGGAATCTCCTATTCCGAACTTAAAAAAAGAGCCAAAGAAATCTATCACGAGATTGCGGGGACCGGTCTTGTCGGAGAATTTGAAACCTTCGGGGCTCCGTCAGTTCAACATTCGGAAATCATAACATTCAAAGATCCGGATGACAAAGATAGATCGAAAGACATCTTCGTGGATAAGGTGGTCAAAACTTGGTCTGCGAAAAATGCGACTTTCCGCCAAATCATCCATCCAGCCGTCGTAAAATTCAAGGATGCCAGATGAGCGTTGCACAAGATTTAGTTACTCTTTTCTTTTCCGAGTTTACGATCAATTGGGCCACGATGGCCACAGTCGTTCGTGTTCAGGAAGAACCAAACGATTCCGGAAAACCCGGCCTTTTGACTGCGACAGTCAACGGTGCAAATAAGGAGAATATACGTTGGTTTTGGCCGACCAAACCCGCTCCGAGAAGCCGTTGTATTATACTCTTTGGAGACAACGACGCAAGTAGAGCGGTAGCGATCGGTTTCAATAAGGTTGCAAAAATCAAAACAAAAATCGCAGAGCTTTGCGAGATTGAAGTAGACGAGCAGGGATTTAAAATCGATCACTCGCAGTTACTTTCCGTTGTCGGTAAACTCGCGGAAGGAAAGTTAACTTTAAAAAACGGACCTACCTTAGAAGTTACGTTAGACTCCATTCAAAACAAAATTAACTTCAAAGGAAAGGTGGATATAGGAGACGCAACCATTTCCGGAATCGATACAAACGCACTGGAAACTTGGATGAACGAAATCGTTTCTTCCTTGCAAGGTCTTTATTCTGCGATTCAAAACTCGCCCACAGTTCCTATGGACGGAGGTGCGTCTTACAAAGCAGGACTTGCGGGAGCCATTTCCGCGAAACCGATTCCGGAGGTTCCAAGCGATTTAAAAGTTTCGAATCTTAAGTACGGAAAAACGTAAACTTTGTCCGCGATCTCATTTGAATTTTGAAACAAAAAGGAGAATAAAAATGAACGATATGGTAACAAAAAAAAATTGGGATGAGTTTCGATCGACTGGACTGGTTCTGTTTATAAATCACTTCTTACACATTTTTGGTTGGGCTCTTGTCTTCGAATGTAGTGATCAAAAGGTCATTTCCGTTTACCCTGCGAGAGTAAAATATCGAGGGTTTCCAGAAACAGCAACGGATGAGGCGTTCAAAAAGGTGACAAATTATCTACAGGATGCGATCGAAGAACTTAAAAAAGAAGTCGAGGAATGAATTTCGTCCGCTATCTCGCACAAAAAAATAGCAGACATAGCGGACATTCATTCCAATCAATTACTCGAATCACTTGCTATAATCTTTCCCACAGATAACTTCTATCTGTGGATTTTTTAACCGACGCACTTACATCCGATCTACTACTGGATTCTAAAAACTTTGATTTTGCGGATAGCGAATCGGAAATGGAAGTCGTGCGCTCGATGGTGATTGAAGCCTTCGACATGACTCCTGCGGACGACATCGATTTTCCGGAAATGTATAGCAACCAGAGAAAGCACCTCTACGAAGACGACGACAGCGGTCCTCAAGAAAGGATGAATGACGCTTTTAGAATCTTATCTCAATTCTCACAAATCGATTCCGACACAATCGAGATTTCCGTACTGAAAGAAGGGCTTTCGATTTACTTCCGATTAAAAAGCGGTGAAGAACTCGCCTTAAATCTTGGAGGTAATTCTTGATTTTATTCACTACAAAATCAAACGTTCAAAGAGAAATCGAGCGGTACGTTTCTAACTCTAAGGTTTTTGAAAGTCATGATTTTACTCGGGACTCCAAAGCGAGCACGATTCTAAGATCCCTCGCAAACGCAATCTATCTTTTCATCGATCAAAATCTTGTAGCGCTTCAAAAGGCGATCCACTACCACACGGCGGAAGAAGAAGATCTTCACGAATGGTTAAAACGGTACGGTTTGGAGTGGAAAGAATCTACTCACGCAAAACACAGAATCCGGATCGGTTCTAAAACACCTGTTCCTTACGAAGTTCTGATTCCTGTCGGAAAAATTGTGGGAACTGGAGATCATAAGGTTCAGTTTCAAATTACGCAAGAGTCAAAAATTCCTCCCACAACACCTTCTGATTCAAGAGGCTTTCATACGGTGGAAGTGATTTGTGAAGCACTTCTTCCCGGCACAAAAGGCAACGTTGCTGGGAACGCAATTTCCGAAATCATCGATTACATGGAAGACTGCGACGTTGTGTATAACCCGAATACGATTCCTGAATTTGTAGCGCGTGACCGAGAAACAATCGCAAGCGTTCGGTCTCGTCTCAAAGAGGCCGAAATCAAATCTTCATCTTTGTGGACTCCGGAATGGTATGTCAGCGAAGCATTAGGATTTTCTTTTGTAGAAAGGGCTATTTTTAAAAGCAGTAAATCGATTGGAATTCCGGGAGTTGTGAAACTTCTGCTGAAAGGCGCCAGTGGAGCGATTTCATCCGCACAGTTGCAAATTGTAGAAACGCATTTCGATAGCGAAGATAAAAATCCTGGCGGAGTTGCAAAAGTTGTCTGCGAAAATATCAACGCAATTGAAGTGAATAAAGTTTTTGTTATATACTTCGCTTCTGCTGAATCGATTCCGGATTCGATCACACTCGAAAACATTGTAGATACTTTTTTCTTTTCTCTCAGGGACGGGGACGATTTTGTTACCAACTCACTTCGTTCCAACCTTTTAAATCTTCCGGATGCGGTTCAGTGTGACGTGGACAACTCGGATAACCTCTCCGTTCCCGCCGGTAGTCTTGCCGTCAAAGGTTCCGGGTTTGATATAACTGCAACGGTGTATTCATGAGTCGTTTTCGTTTTTCATTCGACTCTCTGGTTTGGAAGAATTTGAGAAGGTCCATTCGCGAAACTTCGCCCTTACCAATTCCAATGAATGAAAACGGAACCGGTGGTCTTTCCAATAGCCTTTGGTATCGAGTTCTATTTGCGTTTTTAATTGTGATTCAGGAACGACTCAAACGATCCAACTGGTTGTACAAACAAATCTGGGTGGATTCCGCAGACGGTAAAGGCCTCGATTGGTGGGGTGCTCGTTATGATGTATCTCGTGAACCGGGTGAAAGTGACAGTTCGTATTATCTCAGAATTTTATTTTTAGCGGAGTATCGTCGTCTCCCGCCGACTCTTCTTACTAAAAAGAATCTAATTGCAAGAATCACCGGACTTTCTACGGATCAAATTGAAGTCGAACAGGTTTTCGATTTTAAATACAGAATGGGAGATCCGATCGGTACGATCCTCGGTTCTCGTGATTATTGTTTTTATGCCTTCCGAATCTATATCCCTTCGATTGGTAAAAAATCCCGTCAAAATCTAATCCGTATTTTGGATGCAATCAACATAGGCGGTAACGTTTGGGAAATCTGGGAGAATTTAAACCCTTCCGATCCATCCCCGACTCCGGAAGACGGTCAAGTTTGGAAAGGAGCCCGATTGTCCGAAACGTTGTTAGGCTCTGAATCCTATTGGTTAGTATATTAGGAGTTTATTATGAGTAATTTAAGAGGTTTGAATTTTCCTACAAACGGTAAACCGGTTTTTCAAGGCGACTTTGAAACGGAACACAACCGTATGGAAGACGAAATCATGGAACGTTTTTCCGATCTCGTTACCGGTGAAATTTTATCCGGCGGCGATCTTACACCTGGATCTTCTCCAAATACGGTAAACATTACGGATGTTGTTGCGTATGATTCCAAAGGTAGGCGGATTCATGTAGCCGCTCAAAATAACCTTCTTGTAACCAGGCAAAACTTAGACTCGTTTGTTGTTCTACGTCACAAGTTTCAAACGGAAGTTTCTCCTTATCTTGATTCTACCGGATATGCAAATACATACCGTCAAAACTCGTTCGAGATTTTGTTTAAGGAAACTACTGATTCCGAAGACGTAATTCTTTATAAAATTCGTAGTTCAAACGGTGCGATTTCTATCTTAAATGATCTTCGTTCTTTGTGTCGTATCAAGTCTGGCAATATTCGCGACAGTTCGATTACGAATTCGAAGTTAGATACGGATAGTAAGGTGGGCTCCTTGTCTGCGTTAGTCGGTCGTTTCAATAGTTCTATGCGTTCGAGTATAACGAGTGCACTTAACGCGCTTGAGAGTTGGATCGGTGCGGAAGAAGTAACAAGGCAGAATGATATAACACGGCTAAACTCGCTCCTAATCCCTCTCGGCGGAGTCAGAGAGGATAATTTAGATCAGCTCGATCCCAATTATTTCAAAGACGCTAATGGACAAGCGATTTCCAGAACTACATTCGCAGCTCTGTGGAATCTGGTCCACAAATCCGTTTCGGGAATCAATCCGTCTACTGATCGAATCAGTATCTCTGCACACGGTCGCACAGAGGGAAGTCTGGTCAAATTCTCATTTTCAGGCGGCGGAATTACTGCATTAGTAAAATATTATGTTCGCAATCCGACGACAAACGATTTTCAGATTTCTGCAACGGCGACAGGGGCGATCGTCGACCTGACCTCGAATCAAACAGGAGATTGTATCGTTGATACGGAGTTCGGTTTCGGA